ATCTCCTATAGCTTGATTGTTAGTCCCTTCAACATGAGAAGCAGCTCCTATAGCTTGAGTATTAGATCCTTCTGCATGCGAATAATATCCAGATACAATTGTATTTATGCCCTGTTGTAAAGATAATAAATTATAATTATATGTAAAATTAGAATCTCCATAAAAATCTCCATTATTATTTACTTGCACAGACATATCTCCACCTGCCGCTGGAGATTTTAAAGCATAAGAGGCGGTACCATATAAAGATCCTGTAAATGATCCACTTAAAGGATAGAGTAATTGTTTACTATTTAATTTAGACATGTTTATGCAAATTTACCTATAGCGAGTATAATGTCAGTATTTGAAAGAGTATAACCTAATGTAGTTGTATCTACTACTAGTGTAGATGTGGAAATATCATCTGTTGTAAAAGACACTATAGATGATTTCTCTATAAAAGTACCATTGATAAAAAAACTAAAATTATCAATACTAGTAGGTGGTAGCCCAGCAGGTGCTACTGCAAATATTCCATTAAATTGTGCAGTATTATCAGTAATTACAGTGGCCGCTATTTGAGTATTTATAGCTAGATAATGTACTACTGCTACATCAACTCCACTATTATTTGTTATATTATACACATTATTTATTGAGTCTTTAACTAGCGCAGATTTAACTCCTGATGCCGCTGCTGCAGCTGCTCTGCTTGTTGCTGTCTCTGTGCCACTTGTTGTCTCTAGACCAAATATAACTTTAGTTAATCCAAATGCTCTGCTTGCACCTGCTATTTTACTCATATCTGTATCTGGAATAAGATATCCATTTAATGTAAGATTAAAGCTGTTTCTAACCAGCCTATCGTCTCCAAGATCATAAGATATTGTATCATTGAATGTTTCTATCGCACTATAAAATAGAAAGCGATTAGGATCGCCCCAGTAGCTTCTAGATGCAAAGTTTAAAGATTCAATAATTCCATCCATTTGTTCTACAAAGTATGTCCACACTATACATTCATATTCTACTGTGACATAATCTGGAATTATAGCCGCTATATATTCTGTTTCTGGAGATCTTGAATTTAGCGCATTAAAATTACTATAATTATTTCTTTGAGTATAGGCCTTTTGAAAATATTGAATATTCCTTGATTTATTTCCATCAAGTTTATTTCCTAAGTTTCTATTTTGAGTTATTGAATTTCTTTTAAACATCAAAAGAGGAGCCATTAATTTTCCTTTTTGATCTCTATAATACCCGTCTGACTGTACACTTTTCCAATTTTCAGGAGTTCCATATAATATAGGTATTGTTATTTTTGAATTATTTTGATTTACTGATAATTTTAATATATTATTAAAATAGTACATTACAGCATCATCTATATCTTTTATGCCTATAGAAAATACTTTATCAGTATCATTTTTTAAAGAGTATTCATATGCTCTATTAAACTCTGGTTGTCCTAATTTTTGAGGTTCAGTAAATACAGATTCAATAAGTCCAGCATCAGGAACATAGGGATTTTGTAGAGTTTGCATAAACTCTCTTCTATTCTTTGGTCTTGTTTGTTGTATTCCTCCTGGCATTATATCATATTTATATTTATACCTAGACTATCAGGACTAGTATAGTGTCCTTTTAGTATTATTGAATATGAAGATCCATAATTTTCATATCCTGGTCTATAAGCATATTCATTATCTCTGCCCATTATAAGTTGATTCTCATTTACATTATCAATTTGATAATAGAGCTCATTATACATAATTACATCACCCACTTCTGGAACTACATTAGCCTCTATAAGATGATCTTTTAAAAATCTAAATTCTATATCTTCAGTATTATCTGGACCAAATTCAGTCTGATTAAATTGAAAATCTGATCTTTGCACAAGACAATATATAAGAACTGGTCCAATATAAGTTTTAGCAGAAGATTCTCCATATGTATTTACTGGAGTGTCTTTAAGTACAATTTTATAATATCCAATAGACGTAGAAATAATATTTTCCATGTACTCTCTGGAAATTCTTTTCATTGTTCCTATATCTCTAACTGATCCAAATAATGGCATATATTAAATTTTATCCTATGTATATCAATAGAGGTACTTGATTTAAAGTATTATTTATAGATTGAGCCTCTGCTGCTTTTCTTTCTAATTGAGCCTGCCTTGTCATATCATCTAATTCTATTCTCAGTCTCTCTTTTAGTGCCACTTGTGCTGTTTGTCCTTTTTGTATTAGATCAGATCCATTTAGACTCATTTCTGATCCAGGATTGCCTATTTGTGTGTACTTACCTCTCACAAGTCCTAGTAATTCAGATGATAGCGCTAAAGTATATTCATAAATCCATTGTCTACCTGGGCGATTAATCTGAGAATATGTAATAGTCCCATAAGGTGCTTGAGATGGATTTGCTACTAGATTAGCACTTCCTGAAAAAGGACTATTTATCATAGGATTTCCAATCTCACTTTTCTTTGAGTATCTTATCCAAAGAGTACTATTTACTTCTGGATTTGGAAATATCTTTAATTTATTATTTATTATCTCAAAAGAATACGCACTTCTACGTACTATATTTGACATTTCAATTTCTTGAATTCTTTGAATATCCCAATATATAGGAAATAAAGTAAAGTTTAGTCCTGGTGAGTAGCTAGCCCAACCAAAATTTTCTGTTGCACCTTGATAATTAATAGATCCTCCTATATATGGATCATAGAATTGATTTATAGCTGGATTACCAGTATAGTATACTTCTTGAACTACTACTCTGTCTCCAGGTTGAATCCAACCATTAGATATACCAATAGCCTGTAAATCATATATCTGAGATCCACTTAATATTGATATAGAGCCAGTGTACCATTCAACATCACCACCAACTCCTGCTGGAGCTCCATAAGTATCAGCTATAGTGATAATATTACTTAGATTAGGAACTACTACAGTATTATTTAAATTAGATCCTGTAGGTGAACCCTCTAATGTAAGATAGTTATCTTTTATTTTAGATTGATAAATCTCTAGAGCATATGTTGATACTGCCTCCTCAAAACAAGCAAAAAATTGAGTATCTTGAAGTTCTACATCCATTGTAGGATAACCTAATTTCTTTGCGCAATAATCAGCTACTCTTACTGATTCACTTGCAAATGTAGGGTCTAAATCATAGAGTCCAAAAGGCGTGCTTCCTGGTGAAAAAGATGCACTACCTGGCCAGTTTTGTGGGTTACTCATCTAAAGAATTATTTAATAATAAATATCAATATATTAAACTCTGTAGTCTAAATATATTTTTGTGATTTTGTCTACTAGATCATGACGGTGATTGGTTTTCAAAGTAATAATTTTTACTATGCCTTCATCTTCAAGAGTCTTAAAGAATCCAAATCCACTATCTGTTTTATTTGGAAGATCGCACTGAGACATATCTCCTGTAATTATCATCTTTGAATTTTTACCTAGTCTACTTAGCGCAGTATAAACTTGAGATAATTTTGCATTTTGAAATTCATCTAATATGACTACTGAATTATTTAATGTCATACCTCTCATAAATGCAAGTGGTAATATACTTATAATTCCATCTCTTAATAAATTATCAATTTTTTCTTTATTATAGAGATTATACATATTATCTATAATTGGGGTAGTAAGCCCTATTAATTTTTCAGATACTCCACCAGGTAAAGCTCCAAGTTTTTCATTTTCAGTATATACAAATGGTCGTGCTACGTAAATCCTCTCAACTTCTTTTTTAAAAAGTAAATCTAGTCCTACATTACACGCTAATAAAGTTTTAGATGAACCAGCTGCGCCTTTTAGTACTGTTATATCATGTGCTAATATTTGTTCTTTTGCTGCCTTTTGTTCTTCATTTAATTGGATTTGAAATTTTATAGGACCTTTAGGTCTTCTCTTTTCTGAAACTGTCTGATCTTGACTCATATTTACATTTTAAGAAATTAAATTAAACTCTCTTTTATATAAATATCTCATTATTATTATAAACATAAAAAAACCCAGTAGAAACTGGGTTTTTCTTTTATCTATTTTAACACTTAAACTTAAACAATATTCAAGTCAGATACGAACAAGTTCGCATAGTATTCGGGTCTCACCATTGTCATAGCGTAACGAGTCATAATACCTTTTCTTGGAGTAAAGGTGTTAGGATCGTATACTAGAGGAGTCATGATCAATGGAACATATGGAGCATATACAGCACCACACTCCAGGAATTGATTACCTCTAAAGCCCATCAGAATTACGTTCTCAGTCATGTATGGGTTTTTGTAAACCTTATAACGACTATTAAGAGCACCAATCTTCTGTACACCAAAAGCATACTTCATTGTGTCTGCTGCGCCGTCAGTATCAGCTGCAAATCCTGGAATAGTTTCAAGGATAGTAGCTACTGCCGGAGAACATACTAGGAAGTTTGCACCGCCACGCATTGTTTTCTGGTGGATGATATTAGAAAGCTTCTGCATCTTAATACCAATAGTCTGGAACCAAGTCATCTGAGTATAATATACTCCATTTGTATTTGCAACAAATGCTGTACCAGTAGAGTTGATCTGATTACCAATCTTAGCTGACCAGTAGTCAACAGTTGGCGCCTTTTGAATCAGCATATCAAGAACTTCAAGATCAATTTCAAGAGTAATATACTCAGAAAGTAGACCAGTCAATTCAGCTTCAGCATCCACAGAGTGGTAAGCATTCAGATCTTCTGCAAATTCTGGAGTCCATTGTGCTTTCAATTTACGAGTCTTAGCAGAGATAGTTTGGCTAATCATCTGAACGTTAACTTCAGGAATTGAAATAGAACTAGGAGAATAAGCATTTGGTACAGATGGAGTACTTGTACGATCTTCAAAATCACCTATTGCGTTAAAGTCAGTCTGCTTATTATAAAATACAGTCATTAAGCTACCAGTCAGTAGGTTATTTGTTGCTGTAGGGTAAGTAGAAGAGCCACTTACAATTACAAAAGACAATGTATCTGTAATATTATTGTAAGAAGTAAACTGATTTGCACTTGTAGTAGGACTTACTGTAGTTGCAAGACCAGCTACTGCACCAGTAATTTCAAAAGCACGAACACCGTATTGATTTAAATAAGGGAATAATGTTGCACTAGCATTTGCAAAGTTTACAATTGCAACTGCACCTGCAGCAACAGATGCAGAATAGTTTGCATCAAAATTAAGGTTTGCCCAAGAAACTTGAGAACCAGTCAATACTGAAGAGGCTGTATAGCTTGCACTAAATAAGTTTAATGAATACCCAAAAGTACCAGCGCCATAAAGACCACCTGTATTTGAGTTACCAAAATCCTTAGCATCTTTTGTACCATATACTGAGCCACCTTGTGTAAAGCCAGGGTTACCAGCAGTACCATATTGGAAATCCAGATAGAATACTAGACCAGCAGGTAGATTCATTGGCTGCACAGATACGAATTCTTTTGATGCTAATTGACCAAAGATTTTACGTACCAGTGGAAGAGCCACACCAGCCCACTGTTCACCGGGGCCTGCTGTGAAAGTAGCACCTGAACCCACAGAAGAGTTACCGCTTGATGTAGAAGTTTCAACTACAAGTTGCTTGGTTTGGTTTTCAAGAATTTGCGCCATTGTGCGCTGATCATTTTCATTCAGGTTTTTCAATAGACCTGATTTAGCCCATTTCTTAACGAGCTTTTGAGATACCGACATCTGAGTACCATATGAATTCTGAGCGGTTTCTGTAAGTAGTGAATTTACTAAACTCATGTTTTTTTATTTTTGTTTTTAAATTAATTTGATTAAAGTCCTGCTAATTTTTGCATTCTTGCTACAAAAGAGTCAGATTCAACTGTGTTTATTTTTGGAGCATTTCCTGCTGGCTTTGAAGCAAAACCATATGATTCTTTAAGTTGTGCTTTTGGAGTAGCTACTACTGCTTCATTAAGAGTTGCATATACATTCTTAACTTCTTTTACTGTAGTTGCTCTATCAAATGCATTTAAAACCTTTACTTTTTGGCTTTCAGTAAGAGATTTAGTTTTGAAGATCTTATTAACATAAAGAAGTTTTGCATTTAGAAGATTTATTTCATTAAGCTCTTTTTGCATTTTCTTGATTGCTTTCTTAGCTTCTTCAAGTTCTTCAGCTTTAATTTTGTAGTCAGTTTCTTTTTCTGACGCCTTTACTGCTGCGCCTTTAGTACCTGCTACTTTTGTTTTTTTAGCTTCATCCATTTCTTCTTCTTCGCCTTCTTCTTCAAGTTCTGCTAGAATTTCATCAAGAGAAACTTCTGAATCATCTGACATTTCTGGAGCTTCATCACCATCTGGTTCTGCATGTGTGCCAGCCATAGCTGATTTAATTGCATCTACAAGATCACCAAGTGTAATATCAACTACTTTAGTCTCTTCTTCAGGCTCTTGACCATCTTCTTCTTCCTCCTCATCTTCTTCTTTAGCCTCGTCCATTTCATAAGACTCGTCTAATTCGTCCTCTTCTTGATCTTCTTCGCCATCTTCGTCCATTGAACTAAGTTCATCTAAGATTTCATCTAGACTAGCTTCATCCATCTCTTCTTCATGATGCATTTCATCCATTTCGTCCATTTCTTCTTCAAGGTCTTCTATTGCACCTTTAGGAGCTGGCGCTGGCATATATCCTGCTTCATGACTACGAGATGATTTTTTTGTGTGAACAATGTGCTCTGCTTCGTCCATTTCATCTTCTTCACTTTCTTCCATCTCATCATATTCTTCTTCAAGGTCTTCTATTGCACCTTTAGGAGCTTTAGCTGGAGCATATCCTGCTTCATGACTACGAGATGATTTTTTTGTGTGAACAATATGTTCGCCTTCTTCCATTTCATCCATTTCAGATTCTACGATAGACTTACGAAGCATAGCCTTAATTTTTGGCTCAAAAGCCTCATGAATTGTTGCTTTTGCATTTGCTATAGCACTTTCTCTTACGGCTTTAGCATCAGCAATTGCTTGTGTGTAAATACTTTCCATACTCTTTTAAAGTTTTTTTTGGTATTTTTCTAATTGCTCATTGGTAGGATGTGGAGCAATATACGGAAATTGATTATTAGTGTCATATTAGAAATAACACATCTGATCATAAATATCACACTTTTGGCGAAAACAAAAAAAAATGCGCAAAAATAGCACATTTTTTTAAAATATTTTTATTTTTTATTTATTTTATGCAACAAACGCCGCTTTGCACACATATTATATCTCTTATAAGACTATGAGCTCTACTGTATTTATCTTCTTTTACTAAATATTGTACTGATTCTCTTAAACCAGTTTGTAATTCAGGTTTCATATAACTGCCAAAATTACTAGGCGTGCTTACAAAATCCCAACATATAAGATCTAAATCATCTTCTACTTGCACAAGACCTTCTCCTATTTGAGTTACAGATCCTAGTGCTCTTGAAGAAATACCAACGCTTAAATTTCTATTAAATAATTTCATTAGTATTTCTCCAGAAGGTGTGTCTAATATTTCTACTCTGCCATAAAGATCTTTACCTTCCCACCATATTTCTAATATAATATGACTTACATTTTTTAAGTTTATTATAGTAGTATCTGGATGGTCTAATTCTCCAAATGATCTATTCTCTTTAATTGGACCTTCTGCATATCTTTTAGCCTGTTCTTTTAATATCTCAAAAGGATATATTCTTTTATTTGCATTGGGTATATCTGCTGAAGATAATTTACCTACTACTATCATAGCACCACCATTACGCATACCCTCTTTAAGCATGCCAATTGGTTTAAATAATGAATAGTCTATAAGAAGCTGTTTGTTCATTTATTATATATTTACTATATCGCCTTTGTCTATTGCAGTATTAGCTGAATTCTTTTGATTTTGATTCAGTCGAGAATTACTTGCTATTTTTTGTTTAAGCGCTTGTTTATTTGAAGATGTAGGTATTAAAGTGTCCTCTTCCACCTTCTTTTTTTTCTTCTTAAGAAACTCCACTACTTTCTTTATAATAGCGTCTTTTTTCTCATCTGAATTTGAAGTTTTATTTTCTTCTTTCTTTGATACTGGAGAAATATGATTTATAGATTTTTGTCCTTTATCAGCAATATGATTTATTACATTTAGTTGATAATAATGAATATCTCCATTTTCAAGTTCTACAGTTAAAGTGCCCCCCATTATATTTTTTATAATACCATGTCCATCAGGAGTCTCTACGCCTTGATTAATTCCATATCTCCAATGAGTGTCTTCATTTATTTTTTTTTCTAAAAGACTCTCTATGATAGACTCCATTACTTTATGTTTTTTCTCAGGCTGCTTCATTTGTTTCATGCCTTTATGACCTTTAGTATGAGATGACATTTCTTTTACACCTTTTGGTTTGCCCTTTTTATTCTCAGTCTTAGTCTCTTTTGTATTAGATTTAACTTTTTCTAGACCTTTAGGTGATTTCATTTGATGGTGTGGATCTTTAAGCTCACTCTTTACTGGCACCATCTTACGTTTTTCATCTTCTTTGCGCATCTGTTTTGCATTTGATATTATAATATCATCATATGCAGTAGGATCTTTTTTAAGTCTATTGACTACTTTCTCAAGAGTTTTTTGATAAATCTCTTTTGAAATTTCTGGAAGTTTTGCAAGTTCTGTATTTACTGCTTTATAAACGAGTATAGGATTCATTCTATCAATAGAAAGATATAGCTCTTCTTGAGATTCTTTTATGATTTTCTTTGGAGATTTGCTTTCTTCTAATCCTTCATATGAACTCCACTTTCCACCATAATCTTTGCTTAAATATCCTGCAATATCTTTTGGAGTAAGATAACTCATATACGTTTTACCTCCCCAACCATATGGTTTTTTTCCTTTTACTATATCTCCTTCTATCCAACGACTTCCATCTTTATATAAAGAAACTGTAGTATTTCCATCTGTGAATTCTAAATAATCTGTAGAATCAAAGTCATCTTGATCATCTACTGCATCTACTGGCTCTCTTCTGTATATAGGCTCATAGTCATGGTCTCTGGCTTCATCTAAATTCTTAGCTTGTGCTTTTGCAAAATCAGTAAGTAACTCGACTCTTTCTGGTATAGTCATATGCTTCCAATTCGAGTCTATATCTGGGATTCTATTAAAGTAGTGATTTGCATATTTAGGCGATCCAACTCCAAGTTCGTATTGTATGTCAGATATAGCTGAATCTAGATCATTATCTTTTGCGGCTTTTTTTATAGTATATTGACTAACAGATTCACTCATTTTTTTACTCTCATCTAAAATTTCTCCCTTTTCGTGTGCCTTCTTAATTATTTGAGCTGCTACTGTATCATCACTAGGCTTATATCCTTTATTTGAATATCCTTTTAATGATTCTATTTCTCCAGCATATTTTTTTATAAGATTTACAGCTTTATCATGTGAAATAGTTTTTTTATACCTATCTCGTGCAATAATTATTACTGATTTCGCTAGACCATCTATATTAGGACCTTCATATGAATCTTTCTTTTTACCAAATCCAAGAAATGACTCTTTAATCACGCCTTTTTGCTTCAATATTTTGATAGCATCATCATATGAAGTTAAATTTGATATCCAAGGCAGATTCTGATCTTTGCGAACTTCTATAAGAAATTTATCTTTTGATATTTCTCCAGCTCTGTGTTTTGCAAATAAATTTGCTACTGTCATGTTTTATATTTTTTTATAAATATAGAGATTATTTTAATTTTTTATGCTTTGCATAAATAGATTTAATCATTTCTGTGATTTTATCCATTGTCTTTCTGGTGTGAGTCATTTCTTTAAGCTCACTTCTAGAATTAAGTTCTTCTTTTAATTGAGTTAAATACTCCATCATTCTAGATATTTTACCTAATTCTTTTCTTACTATACCTACTCCAGTATGATATTGCTCGGCATTATTACGCTCTTTTACCGCCTTTTTAAATCTTGAGTAACTTTCTTGCAATTGATCTGATTCATCCCAAAGTGATTTATACTGAAATCCACCTTTTGATGGTCTATTTGGAATTGAAGGTGCTGGAGTGAAACCAAATTTATCTACATCATATATATGCTTACGCTCTCCTGCTGCAAGTTTTGGTTCTTTGTCTTTAGTCTCTTTTATTGGTCTATATTGTGTTGAGTACCCTGTTACAATTTTTCCATCTTTAGTTTTACCTGCAATTCTTACTCGACTTCCGTCTTTCATTATTCTAGTTATTGTAACCTCATCATATCCATATTTTACCTTATCTCCTACTTTAACTTCAGAGCCATCGTGTATTTTAGCAGATTTTAATTTTGCAAATATACGATCAGAGTCAGATTTAAACTTTCCTGATTCTTGTGAAGTGTATATATTATCTTTTTCTGGAGATCTATGATTCTGCGCCTCTTTTTTTATTTTTTTCCCTATTGGTGCAGCATAGGCCATTCCAGGTCCAGGAGTAAATGTAGCACCACTACCAGCAGTTGCTCCACCACTTGTTGCAGACATTTCATCTAAAGTTATATTATGCTTAGAAAGAAAATCTTGCAGATCTTTAATATTTAATTTTCCAGATTGTATTGCCTGTGCTATTGAATTTGAAATATTCCCAATTTCATTTTTAACATCTGTTAGACTTTTTTCTTCTTCTAGAAGATGACTCATCATTGAATGTATATCCATATTTTATATTGTTTTTTTGAGTTCTTCTATTAAATCTATATATTGCAATATTCCAGATAATGTTTCATCTTTTACTCTACTAGTCTGCTTTATAGGTTTTATAAATTTAGAAATTTCTTCTAATTTTATTTTTATAACTTGATCTGGTATTTTTTTCATTAATATTTCAATATCTGCTTTTATTGCAGACATCTCCTCATTAAGATATTTTTTTAATTTTGTAGTATCTGATATACTTGTAATATATTTATTTAATACTTGCTTTTGTCTTTCTGATAAATTATCATACTTATCATTAAACTTTTCTACTAGTATTTTATAAGTAAGAATTCTAATCTCTTTATCCTCTTTCATTAAATCTTCTACTATACTTTTTGAAGCTGGTAGTTGATTTAAATTTGTCTTTGTAATATGCTCTAATATTACTACTTTATTTAAAAAGATATGCTTAGAATCTGTTTCATTTACATTTTCAGATTCAAAAGTATTATATATTGCAGCATATGTTTTATAATTATCTATTTTCGCTTTAAAAAATTCATCTAAATCATAATTAGCTTTAATTTCTCTAATAAGATTATATTTCATTTTTTGTAAAGACTCCTTATTTAGCTTTTTATGCTGCTCTAATACTGTAGAAATTAACATTTCAGCTTTTGATTCTGAAAGTTTAGGACTTGTAGTAAGAGTATTATACATAGCATACTCTCTACCAAGTTCAGTATTAGTAAAATATTTTTTCAATATCTTTACAGCTTTAGACTCTCTATTTGCTATTAGATCTGAAGTAGTCTGTCTTACAAGAAGTTCAAATAATACCCCAGAGTTGCGATATTTTGAATGCTTTATTTTTGTCATGAATTCAATTGATTCTGTTTATAAATATATCAACTTATCTGCTAATTTAGTCTTCTTTTATATTTCTTTCATCTAAGAGCGAAGATTCTTCTGATTTTTCTTCAAAAAGAGAAACTTTTTTTCCTGGAAACATCTTTTCCAAACTCTCTTTATTCTTTAGATATATAGCCATAGTACTTTCAAAACTCATTGGTCCGCCTTTATATTTAGGTTTTAATGAGTCTTCTCCAGTCTCTGCATTAGATTTCATACCATATCTTCCAATACCATCTCTGCCAAAAGCACTACTATCTGTGCCAAATGTAGATTTATATTTTCTAGGTCGACCTGGTAATTTTACAGGCTCATTTGGATTTGTTTCATTATATCCAGTAGGCACATTTAAAACTTTTTGTCCTCCATAAAGACCGGCAATTTGATGTGGAGTTCCATAAGCCTGTCCAGATTCTAGTGGATCATTACCTTCTGTAGTTATTTGATCATATCTGAATTTACGTTTTTGATCTTCTACTATCATATCCTCAAGTTCACCAAAACTATCAGGTGACATATGGAATATATTTTCCCATATATATTCTCTTGGTAATATATTGCCTTCTATAGATTGATTAGCAAGATCAATTTTCTCTTTAAATAAAGCTATTCTTTCTTGATCATATATAATTGATGGGTTTGTAAGTGATAAGCTAAAATTAGCCATAGAATCATCTGTGTACCCATTTGCATAAAGATGTACAAGCGCAATCTTTTTTAGCTCTGATGCAATAATTCTTTGAATTCTTTCTATAGTACGTGCAAATCTAATATCTTCTGCAGCAAGAGTTGCTTTACCTGTGAGATCTTTTTCATATCCCATAAAAGCTTTAGGAATTTTCAAAGCAGCAAATAACTTCTCTCTAAAATACGCTACATCATCTATTCCATTATATTCAAGTCCTTTTGCGGTATCTATTCTTGTTGTAGAATCATTGCCTCGTACTGGAATAAAGAAGTCTTCTAGTAGATTTTGCTGATTATATTTAAGATTATATTGTCCAGTATTAGGATCTATAAGAGGCGTTTTTTTCATCTTATTGATCATTTTTTGAACATAATTTTCAACTTCATTTGGTGGAATTGCGCCCACATTTACATAAAATATTCTGCGTTCTGGGGCTCTAGTAATACGATGTATTAACATTGCATCTTCAATAAGCGTATATTGCTTAAATAGCTTTCTTGCAGGCTCTAGATATGATCTACCATAGGGTAAATAATTAACGTCTCCAATTAGCCTAAAATGCGCCATTTCATAGTTATCAAACCACACACCTGGATCTTGATTATTAAATGCTGATGTATATCCAGAAGTAGCCGATAGTGCTGCATTAGGGTCAAATTTAAAACGTACCTCATTTGGATTATGTGGATTATACCCCTCTTGACGTACTATATTATATGCAGAAAATGGAATTACATTATATACTCCATATTTTTCAGAAATTTCCATTTTAAGATAAAAATCTCCATATTTACACATATTTCTTATCCAAGACCAGAGATTAAATTCTATATTTAAGACAGAATAAAATAAATTTTCAAGTAATTTTTGTATAGTCTCATCTGAAGATCTTATAGTAAGTACTTGACCTTGTTCATTTTTAAGTGTGCAATTGTGTGTATATATCTTAGACCCGTCTTTAGCCTCTATAGCAAATATGTGATTGTCTCCTGCATTTACTATGTCATAAACATCTTCATATCCGCATTCTTCTATTGATACAACTTTATGATTAGATGATTTTGCAAAATCTTCTAAAGTTGAATATCCATTACCCAACACTATTCTTCTCAACTTATTGATAGTAATAGAATTACTATTACAAAAATCTGATACTAAAAATCTCTTTCCCTCTTTGTAAGTATTATTGCAATATGACCTAAATTTAATTATAGTATCAGTGCTATGGTTAGAAAGTATTTTATTTATTAGGGTTTTAGTATTATTACACTTATACACAGCAAAGAGATCTCTAATTATTTTTCTCCACTCAAATGTTATAATATTAAGTTCTTTTTGTATATCTCCTAAAATATTTTTGTGGGGATCATTTTTTATTCTATCTATTATATATGCTAAGTTTATAGATTTTTTTCTAGTAGTTTGTGTATTATATCTACCATTTTTTTCTTTTGAAATTTTATATCCTTTTCCATACATTCCATTTTTAGATCCACGGTGTCCATATACGATTTTTCTTTCTTCTGAACTCAAATTTTCCATGTAACTTTTCATGGAATCTGATTTCTTTTTCAAAAAAGACTGCTTATCTACATTTTCCCAAAAATGTTTTTGTCCTTCCATTAATTTTACGTAGTAATCATTTTTTTTGGACGGATCTGAATTTATACTAACCCAAAGGTTTTTATTATATTCAGCATGAATTTTATTATGCTCATTCCATCCTACCCACTTTAGAAAATTAGGATTATTATTTCTTTTATCAAAAGAGTCATGGTGTACTACTGGTTTTTCTTTTGCTGGAATCTGATTCCTCTGTTCTTTTAAAAATGGAACCTGATTTGCTACTATCCTATGAGTATATTCGAATTTATCCCCACTCCATATTTTTTCATATCCAGGCATGCTAGTTCCTTCTGATATTTTAGTAGAAAGAGCTAATATACTAGTACCAATTTTTATGTCACTAGTAGTTATTTGAGATCCGCCGCTATCTATCCAAATATGATTAGATGTAGCTTTTACTTCAGTTCCATCATCGAAGGTTATTTTATATACCCTTTTCTTCCCATTATAGGCCACTTTTTCAGCTTTTACTGGACGGAATTCATTAGTTTTTTCATCTAAACCATATATCCATATGTCTTTTGCTCCTGAGTCGTACAATTCTTTTATGGTCTTCTTAGTTCCATCTAAAAGAGGTATAACTGTATCTGCTCCAAGACATTCATCCGCTATAATATCCAATGCTGAAGCTATAATTGCATCTGTGTCCATAGCATCATAATCAGCATATATCTGAACTCTTGCAGATTGATAATTTTGGGCCAAATTTAGATTTACGCCATACGCAGTAGATGTAGTATAGACTTTGTGAAATCTATCTATAAGACTATTTGTCTGGATAACACCATTTGATTGGATATTATCTGGATCCATAACACTTAGCATATTACCGCCATCATTACGGATTATTACATCAGTACTAAATAGTCTTCTTAATGCTGAAAATAGATTTTGTTGATTATTTGCCATTTTATATTTTTATATTAACCATGAAATATCCTCTGAATGAGTACCTCCCATATGAGGAATATCCATTTTCCAAGGATTTGTATTTGAATTATTTATTGAATTATATATTAAATTTGAATTTCCTGATTTAGTCATAGAGTCAAGACTAGCATAAGTTAAGCTCTCTGCAGTTTTTCTAAATCTTATAGATGAGTCTCTCATATACATGCCTATTGCAAAAGACATTACTAAATCATCATTATATCCACTTAGCGCTTGAGGTTTGCTATTTTTCCATATGAAAACTCTCAATTCTTCTAAAAGCCTCACTGATCTTATATTGACCTGCTTTGTCTCTATAAAATCTCTCATTCTTTCAATAATAATAGGTCTTGATTTTGTAGTCATTGTAAATCCAGGAACTAGAGTACTAGTATTATCAAATCTATTCATTTGCTTGTCCTGATCTAGACTAAAATCTGCTTTATGGCTATAATGTAAATTTGTATACCCCCTTTCTAAAATAGATTGAAGAACATCCCAACCAATATTTGCATTTTCTACTGCAACTAGAGCATTATTATATTCTGCAGCTGTTGCTAATATTATATTTGCATATTCTCGTGTATCACACTGAGATTGAAATTCTGCTACTTGAGTTAATGTATCTACATCAATTACATGAAATGCTGAGTAGTCTGCGCCATCACCTCTAGCAACGTCTGCTGAAAGTAGATATGTTTTTGTAGGAG